CGCAGTACATCTTCAACGAGCTGTGGTCGGGGTTCATCTCCAACATCTGGGACAAGAACTCGATCATGTCCATCGAGAACCTCTCCACGTTGTTCTTCAACCTGAACACCTCCAACTCCAAGTCCTTGCAGTCCTCGTTCTTCTTCTTCTTCTTGAACAACTCCTTCGACTTCATGACGTAGTCGTCGTTCATGATCTCCTCGCTCTCGGTCAAGGGGTACCTCTTCCCCTTGCTCTTGGACATCTGCAAGGCCCTGATCAAGGAGTGCACGACCATGGTCTCCTGGAACTCGTACTTCCTCTTCATCCCCATGAAGAACTCCTCGCAGAACAAGTTGAAGGACCTCATGTCCGTCCTGGGGACGTTCTTGTTCAGCTTGTAGTGGTTCGACTCCTCCATCAACTGGTCGGTCGTCATCATCAGCTCCTTGTTGTAGAAGTCGTTCCTGAGGTTCATGAGCTTCTTGTCCAACCTCATGGGCAACTCGTACCAGTACTTCCCCATGCAGTCCTCGGAGAACGGGACCAGCTTCTTGGCCATCTTGTAGTTCGACCCCGGCTTGTAGGAGTACATGTTGTAGTAGAACTTGTTCAGCTCGTCGGTGTTGTTCTTGTTGAACATGTTGATCTCCATGCCGTACAACAGCTGCTCGATGACGAAGTTCTGGGGGAAGAACCCCATGTGGTACGGGAGCAGGTCCTCGGTGCAGTTCAACTTCAACATCATGGTGTTGATGATCTCGTCGGAGATCCTGTAGTACCTGAGCAACTGCTTCCTCATCATCCAGGCCAAGAGCTTGATGGTCGTGTGGTACATCCCGTGCTCGAAGCACCTCCTGAGGTTGGAGTTCATGAAGACGACGGCCTCCTCCGGGGAGGACAAGTCGGGGATCGAGTTCGCGTTGTACAAGTCCTTGATCAACGCCCACTGCATCCTCCTGCCCACGGAGAACAAGGAGTTGAACTCCGTGATGGTGAAGTTCAACCCCGACTTCTTCCAGTTGGTGTGGATGTTGCTCAACCTGGAGGACCAGTCCAACAAGGTCACGTAGGACTTCATCACCTCGTCCGCCTTCGAGAACCCCGCCCTGTACACGAAGATCATCATCTTGGTCTTGTCGTCGGAGGATATCAAGGAGGTCTGGTGCATCTGGACGCTGTACACCCTCCACAAGACCTTCTCGATCATCTCGTCCGCGAGGTCGTCGTCCAGGCAGTGCTTGAAGCTGCTGCCCTTGTGCAACATCCCCTGCCCCATCCCGGAGATCAAGATCATGATCCCGGCCAACTTCTCGGACATCTCCCTGGTGAACTGGACCCCCTCCAAGATCTCCAACTGGTCGATGGGCTTCTCGTTCCACTTGTCCTTCAAGGACTCGGGGATCAAGATCTTCTTGTTGCTGAAGGCGAAGACCACCGACAACAAGAACGTCTCCAAGTTCTCGTCCAAGTCCAGTTGGAGATCGAGTAGGCGAAGTGCTCCATGACGAACCCGGGGGCCCACTTGGACGCGTCGGAGTTCATGCTGGCGTACATGGAGGCCTGCTTCTTCTTCCTCAAGTTCCTCAAGATCTCCTTGTACTCCATCATCCTGTCCCCCTGGATCTCGGCCCTCCTCTTGTCCTTCGTCAACATCTCCTTCTCGTGGATCTTGCAGAGCTCCTCGTTCAGCACCTCGAAGAACTTCACCTGCAACCTCAACATGATGGCCTGGATCAAGATCTCCCTGGCGCTCCCGACCTGGTCCTTCGGGAAGATGGTGAAGATGGCGTCGATGATCTCCAACTTGTTGCACAAGTGCAACAAGGAGTTGGTGGACAGCTTCTTGACCATCCTGAAGATCGTCAAGAAGGTCTTGTCCTTCTTTATCTCCCTGTTGTACTCCAAGGACTCCGACGTCAACGGCCCCGCCTCGAGGGAGGACGTCATCATCATGGCGGAGTCGATCACCCTGGACATCGCCTTCAAGATGGCCGTCTTGATCTTCCCCTTGTTCCTGGAGTTCTTGAAGAACTTCCTGGTGGAGGCGACCACGAACCTCCTGTCGAACTGGTGCAACTCGTCCTTGGACATCAAGAACTCCTTGGTGTCCTCCACGACCCCCTTGGACCAG